GAGACGTGAATGCACTACCTAAAGCTGTTCAAGATCTCGTTGGCGAATCTGAGGTTGTCTTTAAAGCGAACGAAGGACCTCAGGAAGACTTTCTCAGTGCCCCTGAACAGGATGTTCTATACGGTGGGGCGGCCGGAGGCGGAAAGAGTTTCGCTCTTCTTGCTGATCCTCTCCGCTATTGTCATAACCCAAATCACCGCGGGCTTCTTTTACGCCGTACTCTCGATGAATTGACTGAACTCATATCGAAGTCGAGACAATTGTATCCCAAAGCGTTTCCCGGTGCCGTATTCCGTGAAAGTAAGTCGACGTGGGTCTTCCCCTCTGGGGCTACTATATGGTTTTCCTACCTCGATAAAGATAAAGACGTAACACGATACCAAGGGCAAGCATTTAACTGGATCGCCATCGATGAAATTACCCAGTACCCCACCTCCTATGTCTGGGACTATCTACGGTCACGTCTTCGTTCAACAGACCCCGAGCTCTCTCAAAATCTCTCCATGCGTTGTACGGCAAACCCCGGCGGAGTTGGAGGATGGTGGGTCAAAAAGATGTACATCGATCAGGGAGACCCCGGTAAGCCTTTCGTTCCCACCGATCTGGAGTCAGGAAAGGCATACGTATACCCTGAGGGACATGAGAAGGCAGGCAAGCCGCTCTATTGGCGAAAATTTGTACCGGCCCGCCTCACCGACAATCCATACCTCATGCGGGACGGACAGTACGAAGCAATGCTCCTTTCCTTACCAGAGGTGGAGCGTAAACGCTTGCTCGAAGGAGATTGGGATGTCGCCGAAGGTTGTGCATTCCCCGAGTTCCATAAGTCCAAGCACGTTGTCGATCCTTACGATTTACCCACCAACTGGCCGAGAATCAGAGCGGCCGACTACGGCTACGCAAGCCCTTCGTGCATACTCTGGGGTGCAATCGATTGGGACAACAACATATGGGTCTATCGAGAACTTTACGTAAAACACTTTACAGCGGAGCAATTGGCCGCTAAAATATTGGAGTTAGAGGAGTATGATCCCCAGATGCACTACGCAGTGCTGGACTCCTCCTGCTGGAACCGTGTAGGTTACGGCCCTTCCATCGCTGAGACGATGATACGGATGGGATGTCGTTGGACACCCTCAGATCGTAACAGAATATCAGGCAAGATGGAAATCCACCGACGACTCGGGGATAACGAGTTCACCGGAGAGCCTACAGTTAAGTTCTTCAACACGTGCACAAATATAATAAAACAACTCGCTGGAATCCCACTATCTAAAACAAATTCTGAGGACGTAGACACGAAGGCTGAAGACCACGCCTATGACGCGCTACGTTATATGTTGATGACACGAACCTCAGGTTACGTCTCTATCCACAAAACACTCAACGACATCAAGAATAGCACGTTCCAGCCACAGGATTCAACCTTCGGATATTAAGAATGGCAGAATTTGACCCGAATACAGTCACAGTAGGCGAACTAGCGAAGATCTACTCGGAAGAGCAGGAGCTTGTTAACCCATTAAACTTGGGCACTATCCTGAAAGAGTACAAAGATCAGCCTGCTTTGGCTTTTTTTGCAGAAGAAGAAGGTCAGCTTTCTCTAGCTCGTCAGGCGATAAAAGACGCTCAAGGGACTGCTACTGAAAACGCCGTAAAGGGTGCGCTAAAGAACATGCGCTACCTGAGTAATCGTCTGTACAATGCATATGATAGAAATCCTCCACCTTTCCTTATCTCCAACGAAAAGAACACACCGAAGATAGCTCAAGAGTTTTTTGGTGTCAAAGAGCCGCCAAAAGCTGTTTCGACGTTACAAGTAAACACAGATCCTGAAGTTCGTAAGCAGTACGTACAAGAACTCATGGACTACGCGGCGAATAACCCAGACAAGAAGCCCCACGTACGGGCGATTTTATTTGGACTAAATACCGGGTTCCGTCCTAATGCCAATATCGGTGTTACAACAGGACAATATATCCCTTCTAAAGGTGCGCTCTACATTCGTCCTGAAGTAACGGGAGCCAAAGGTAGACCTATCTCTGTTCCGCTTAATGATATTGCGGATTCGATGTTGCAACAACAACTCGCAGATTACAAGGACGCGATTTCATCTACTGGTAAAATTTGGGTAGATGCAGAAGGTAAGCCTTTAAAAACTTCCGATATTAACGCTGTTCTTGAAGAGATTAAAGTACCTAACCTAATTTACGATGAAAAGACAGGTGAATACTTCGACTCTTTTAAACCAAAGGATACTGATGGTACTAAATTCGGAATGTCTTTGTTCCGTAACTATCACACCGCGGTAGGTCGTAAGATCGGAATGAACGATCTCATTCTCGCCAAGCTACAAGGGCGGAGTACGAAAAGCTACGGTAAAGGCTCTACAGGTGAGTTGTCGACATATGACTCCAACTTCCCCGGTGATGTATCAGACTACGAGCGTGAGCAAGCCAACATGCTGACCGAAGAGTATGGTCCTGCTATTGAAACAGCAAAGAAGAATACCCGTAGCCTAGTCGACCCTACTTTCGACTTCGACTGGGGTGGAGACTACGACACAGTCAAGACACGCATCACAGAGCGCACAGAAGGCTTTGGGAGCGACTATTTCAAACGAGAGGTAGTAGCCCCTTCCGAAACGGCTACATCCGCTCCTAAGGCTCCTAAGGGGCTCACAGAGGAAGAGAAGGCCGGCGTTCTCAAAAGATTGACGGACTGGTCGAAGGGAGCTCTCGATAGCCCCACGACAAAAGCCATCGCTGGTATCGGTCTCACCGGTATGGGGATATCCGCCGCGCAAAGACTCGAAGCGGCAGAAGAACGTGTTTCGGCTGGTGAAGGCGAGATGCCTGCCTACCTCAAGGAAGGTGCACGGTTTGTTGCAGAAGAATTTACTCCTGCGGGGTTCGTTGAACCTGCGAAGGAAGTAATCGGTGCCGGTCTCAAAGCGGGGGCTGAAGCGGCACAGAAAGAAGCGGAAGAGAAGGGCATCTCCGGAGATATTGAAGCCCAGATCAGAAGCGTACTCGGAGTTCCCCCGCAGTTCTAAAAACTTAGCTAAGGAATAATAAAATGAAATACTCAGAAGCAGACATCATGAATGCTGATAAAAAAGGCATCGACTACAATTGTGGCGAAAACAACCTGTACCGTGAAAGTGCAGACTTCGACACAGTAGCAAAGACAGACGTATTGATCGAAAACGCACCTAAGTCAGGTAAGAGCGCACCTCTCGACTCTATGATCTTAAACTCAGATAAGCAACCTGTATAAAGGTAATTAAATATGTCTGACGGGTTTATCCAACCTGCGGATGATGGACAGGTACAAGTCCAGAACGCCGCGGAGCAAATGCCGGGATTAGCTGGATTTATCCAGAACCGGTTCGAGGATTCTGAAAATGGACGCCGCACGTTCGAGCAACGGTGGCTCCAAGCATACAAGAATTTCCGCGGCATTTATGATTCATCTACACAGTATCGTGATTCCGAACGCTCCAAAGTGTTTATTAAGATCACGAAAACTAAGGTCTTGGCGGCTTACGGCCAGATCATCGACATTCTCTTCGCGAATAAAAAGTTCCCGATTGTGGTGGAGTCTACTCCCGTACCTGAAGGAATCGCAGAGTTTGCAAAGATGCCGAGTCCTGTGGATCAAGTGTTGGAAGACCCGTACGGATATCCGGGGGATGGGCGTGAGCTCGAACCCGGTGCTACCCGTCTCGGTCCCTACTCCGCCAGTGGTGCGGTAGAGGGCAAAGCCCGTATCGGCGAGCCACAGGTAGAGCCAGCGGCTGAGGCGGCCCGCATACTCGAGAAGGTCATCCATGACCAGTTGCTCGACACCAACGCAGTGAACGTATTGCGTAACTCTGTTTTTGAAGCGTCACTTCTCGGTACGGGTATCGTGAAAGGGCCTTTCAACTTCTACAAGCGTGTCCACAAGTGGGAGCGTGATGAGGAAGGAAGCAGGATGTACACCCCGGATGAGAAGGTGACTCCACGTATCGAGCACGTCTCTTGTTGGGATTTCCACCCTGACCCCTCCGCAACGAGTATCGATGACTGTGAGTACGCTATCCAGCGTCACCGCATGAATCGCCAGCAGTTGCGTAACCTAATGAGTTTACCGTACTTCGACTCCGTCGCGATTGAGAATGCGATTGTGAAGGGGCCGAACTACGAAGACAAGTACTACGAAGACACTATCCGTGAGGATGATACCGAGCCGTACTACCAAGAGAATCGGTATGAGGTTCTCGAGTACTGGGGAATGCTCGACGCGAAGCTAGCCCGCGAGGTTGGCCTTGAGCTCCCTGAGAATATTAACGAATTAGATCAGGTGCAGATCAATGCGTGGGTGTGTGGCACGGAAGTTCTCCGTTGTGTACTCAACCCATTCACACCTGCACGTATTCCATTCCACGCTTTCCCTTACGAAGTTAACCCTTACCAATTGTGGGGCGTCGGAGTTGCAGAAAACATGGAAGATGCACAGATGCTCATGAACGGGCACGTGCGTATGGCAATCGACAACTTGGCCCTCGCAGGCAATCTCGTATTCGACGTGGATGAGGCAAGCCTCGTTCCCGGCCAGAACTTCGATATATTCCCCGGTAAGGTTTTCCGGAGACAGTCTGGCGTCACAGGTACAGCGATCAACGGGCTCAAGTTCCCGAACACTGCCCCTGAGAATATCCAGATGTACCAGATTGCTCGCCAGTTGTCGGATGAAGAGACAGGTATCCCGAGCATCATGCACGGACAGACCGGTGTATCAGGCACAGGCCGCACCTCCTCCGGTCTATCAATGTTGATGAATGCAGGAGCGCAGTCAGTCAAGACAGTGATTAAGAACATCGATGACTACATGTTGAAGCCCCTCGGGGAAGCGTACTTCCAGTGGAATATGCAATACAACGATGAGTCGCCGGATGTTGTTGGGGACCTCGAGATCAAGCCACGGGGCACTTCGGCTGTTATGCAGAAAGAAGTTCGCTCACAGCGTCTCACAACTCTTCTCCAGACTGTTGCAAATCCGATGCTCGCTCCGTTTGTCAAGTTACCAAACTTGGTTCGCGAGCTCGCTATCGCACAGGACATCGACCCCGACCAACTCGTGAATGATGTCAATGAAGCCCAGCTATACGCTGAAGTACTAAAAGGTATGCAGAATGTTCAACAAGGAACAGGCCCAGAAGGTGGCCCCGCTGGTCAACAACCCGCAGGCATGGGAAGCCCTGACGGCTTATCTGGCGGATCTCCACCAGTTGACGCTTCGGGGGTTGGTAACAGCACAATCGGAACGGGAAATGTTCCAGTTGCAGGGGAAGATGGCTTTACTGGACAGCCTCCAGAGCCTCAAGGATAACCATAGGGCGGTGATCGACAATGGCGGTTAACTACGGTAGCGGCTACAACATCTACTCCTCGATTCGGAACAAGATCCGGTCGAAGAAGGCGTACAAGAAGTATTACGGTGAGATGTCCGCTCTCTACGGTGAGCAACAGGCGGCGGAGCAGGCCGAGGCTGGAATGGGGGAAGACCCTACTCCGGGTCCTATCAGTAGGTCTACGCTCGGTGACGAAATACCCGGACAGGGTGCTGTTTCTGGAGCAGGTCCAGCAGGACCGGGACTCCCCGGACAGTTTTCGAGTATGATCGGAGGGACGTTTGCCAGTGGCCCCGGTGGCGCGATGCAAATATCGGCCGACCAGATTGGAAACATAAGTAGTAGTGCAGAGCAAATGACGTCGGGCGAGTACGCTATTTCTCAGGCGACCCCCTACGGTATTGGCGCGGATATCGCCAAAGCAACAGGTTTTGAAACTGCCGGTATACTCGCTGAGAACCTCGTCTCTTTAATGGACGTTTCTCCCTTCGGTATGATCAGCGGCTTCATGGCTGGTACAACAGTTAAGGGACCCTACGGAAAAGACATGGCAGTACCGGGCGGAATCCTCGGTGCCGTTGCCGAAATGAACATCAAGAACCAGTTCGAGGTTGCGGAAAAAATCAAGGCCGGCGAACTCGGCTACCACCAGATGCGGGTCAACGGGTCACTGGTTTCCATTGTTCCCCAAACACTATTCGGCAAGCAACTCGGGTACGCTGTTCTCGGTACGTACAATGGAACAAGTCAGCAAGCGATCAACCAATATGCTTCGATGCAAGGGCTCGACCCCCGCACCGTAGATCTCGGGGCGAGTTCCGGACGAGTGGAGGGGCAACCCCTCGATGGTTTTATTCAAGGGGTTGGCGGATTTACGAATGACGGAATGTTTGCGTCCCCCCTTACGGGTGAAGTGACGAGTGTTGCGGACTTTGATATGGGGGGAATCCGCTCCCAAGTCGGTCTCGTGAATTCAGTATACGGTCCCGAGAAAGCAATGAACGTCGTGAATGGTCTTACGGGGTTGAGCGACAGCACTCGGGGAAGCCTTGCGGAGGGTATCGCGAGCGGTTCGTTGACTGCAAACCAAGTCGTTGACAATGATGGTAATGTAGTCGGCTTCTCTACAATGACTGGTAATGTTGTCCGCTCTGCGGATGGTATCGTGACCAGTGCGGGAGGTCGCCCTGTTACATCAGGCACAGGCATTATTAGTATTGAACAGGTGGAGAGAGCACAGGAACAGGCAGAGGCGGATGCATCGGGTAGTGGCTTAGGAATGGGAGTCGGTAGATTGCCCGGATACTCAACAATTTCTGGAAGAACTGGCATGACCACAACGGGTGCCGGGGAAGGAGCTTCTGTTTCATCCGGTAGAGGTACCGATGCGGCTAACGTGGATTCAGGTAGAGGGGGCATGGGTCCTTCTTCATCAGGCCCGAGTTCTGCGTCTGCTAGCCCAAGCGACGCTCCGGGTACTCCATTCGCTGAAGGCGGTGTAGTAAATCCTGCTGAGCAAGTCCCTCCCGGCGAAGCACCCATTGCTACAGAAGCAGGCTTTGTTAAGACAGAACCCGAGAACGTATCTCCAGCAGAAACTATCGCTGACGATCAAGCGTTAGAGGTTCCGGAAGGTACATTCGTGCTCAATGCGGCCGCTGTCGAGTTCATGGGATCGGCTGATGTTAAGAAGATGATCTTGGATGCGATGCAAGAGGCTGAGAAGCAAGGTATTGACATCAAGCAGGATAACGCTAAAATAGCTAAGGAGGACCTTGTATCTTTGGTAGTATCCAAGGGTGAAGTGATTATTCCTCCCCAGCTTGCCGAAATCATCGGTTATGACCGCCTAAATAAGATTAACAATCGTGGTAAAGCTGAAGTTCAAAGACGTTCAGACGAAAAGGAGCAGATGAAAGAAGCCGCTCCTACACCCCCAATTTTAGCAAAATCAGGTGGATTTATCTCCAAGCCCTCCTGAGATACATAGTCCGCGGCTACCCTGCAATCCCGCAGGCCCCGCTAATACGACTACGGCTACCCTCAGCCATGAGGCCCCGTGAGATAGGAGAATAAAATGGCAAAACCAAAAGGGCATCGCGCCAATAAAGCAAATGATAGCTTCGGTACAATCAACGACAACAACCTATATCGTGGAAAGTATCGTGAAGAAGTCTATCAGGATGAAGACGAAGTAGCAACAGTTGAGGACCCCTCTCAAGAAGAGGCCACTCCCGAGACACAAGAAGATGTTAGCTTCGCAAAGCCCAGAGAAGAGTCAGATACTGACTATAAGAAGCGTTACGACGACTTAAAGCGTCACTACGATTCTAAACTTGAAGAGTGGAAAAAGGAACGCGAGGAAATCTCGAGTGCTCAACAAGTTGGCCGTGAACAAGGATTGAGTAATGCACAGCTTCCGAAGACTCCCGAGGAGTTGGACGAGTTCAAGCAGAAATATCCGGATGTCTACGCCATCGTTGAAACCGTATCTTCTCTCCAAGCGGAGAACAAAGTAAAGACACTAAAAGAAGAAGTCGAAACACTCAAGGGTCGTGAGAAAGACCTGAAAGTGCAGGGAGCGTACAAAGAGTTGCTCAGTGCACATCCAGACTTTCCTCAGATCAAAGCGGATGAGAAGTTTTTGATGTGGTTGGATGAACAACCTCAGTCCATCGCAGATGGAATCTACAAGAACAACACAGACGCTAAATGGGCAATCCGCGTCCTCGATCTGTACAAAGCAGATAGTGGAATTGGCAAAAAGACTAAAAAGTCTCGAGATGTCGACCCAGCCGCAGTAGTCACAAGAACGGCTACGAAAGATGTGACTGGAGAAGCTCAGACAGATAAGAAAATCTGGAAGGCTTCAGAAATTGGCCGACTCAAGCCGTGGGAATTCGAGAAGATTGAAAAAGAAATCGATGCCGCACGTGCAGAAGGCCGAATCGACTATTCACAATAACACTAACCTAACTATCTCATAAGGAAGGGTAATAACATGGCTTTTGATAGCGCATCAGGTTATAACAACCTGCCTTCAGGTAACTTTACTCCTGAGATCTTTTCTCAGAAAGTCCTGAAGTTTTTCCGTCGTGCCTCTGTTGTAGAGGATATCACAAACACTGATTATGCTGGTGAAATCGAAAACTTCGGTGACACAGTACGCATCATCAAAGAACCTACAATCACTGTATCTTCTTACTCACGTGGTGCTGTGGTAAATCCACAAGACCTCGCTGACGACCAGATCACAATGGTTGTTGACCAAGCGAATGCTTTCGCGTTCAAGATCGACGACATCGAAGAGCGTCAGTCACACGTTAACTTTGAAGCGTTGGCTACATCTTCAGGTGCGTTCTCTCTGAAGCGTAAGTACGATGCAAACGTCCTCCAAGCGATGGCTGACGGTGCAGGCAACACAGGTACCACTTTCGGTACAGCGGCCGCTCCTATCGACATCACTGGTACAGGCAACGAAGACGCTGGTGTTAACTTGATGTTAGCAATGGCACGTGCAATGGACGACGAGTCGATCCCTGAAGAAAACCGTTTCTTCGTAGCACCTCCTATCTTCTGGGAGAACCTGTTCAAGGCGGGATCTAAGTTTGCAGAAGTACAGGTAACTGGCGACGCAACTTCACCTCTCCGTAACGGTCTCGTTATGCAGGGCAACATTGCTGGCATGAACTGCTACAAGACAACTGCACTGAACAACTCTGGCACAGACGTCGTGACAATCACTTCACAGGATACTACAAATGACTTCGTAGTTATCGCTGGTCACATGTCTTCTACGGCGACTGCATCGCACATCGCTAAGACAGAAGTTGTCCGTTCAACAGAAACATTCAGCGACATTGTTCGTGGTCTTCACGTATTCGGCCGTAAGGTCTTGCGTCCAGAAGCCCTCGTACAGGGTGTCGTTAAGACTGACTAAGGGAGACTTTGAATAATGGCAACTTATCAATCATCTGCTGTTACCGGGCAGGCAACTAACATTCCTGCTGGTGGCGGTGCACACGTAGCTAAAGTCGTTCTTGACTTCTCTACAACTAACTTGGGCACTTCTGAGTCTATCGACGTTTTGGAAGTTCCTGCGGATACTGCTGTAGTTGGAGCTTGGTTAGAAGTTCTTACTGCGGGCGCAGGCGACCTTGACTTGGGTGACGACACAGACCCTAACCGCTACGTAGCGGCCTACGACGGTTCTGGCGCGGGTGTTGCACCTGCCGCTGGTACTGCTGGAGGTTTCCTCTACAATGCTGACGATCACATCGTGGTAACTAATGGCGCAACTGACGCTTTCACTGGAAAGATTAAAGTTGTAGTTGTTATGACACCAATCGGTGGCGATCCTACTGCGGCGACATTCGCCTAAGTATGAGTTGGGGCCTTCGGGCCCCTTCTTTACGTCAGCATCTCACGGGGTGTTGACATAAAGAAATTTAGACTATAGACTCAAGACAACACCCGCCGGGGGTACATCCACATGGAATCAAAAGGGTATACCGAACGATTTGCGGAAGCTAGACAGTTAGCCGCAAAGGGCGGTAAGAAGACTAAGAAGAAAAAGAGTAACAAGATCTGCCCCGAAGGTATTGCGTGGGCAAAGCGCACTTTTGACACCTACCCCTCAGCGTATGCAAACCTAGCCGCATCCAAGTATTGCAAAGATCCTAACTACGCAAAGAAAGCCAAGGGCGGGAAACGTAAGGGTAAGTAATGGGCGAGCTAGCTAAGTGGGTCAAAGACGATTGGGTACGCATCGATAGCGAAGGAAACATCGCTGGTCCGTGTGGAACATCCAAAGACAAGAAAAACCCAGACCGTTGTCTACCCCGTGCAAAGGCAGAGTCCTTGACCAAAGCAGAGCGCAAGGCTACTGCGGCTCGTAAGAAACGAGAAGGCGCGAAGGGTAAGACGGTTGTCGCAAACACCGACAAAGCAAAGGTGAGACAGAAAGCGGCAAAGGGTGGTTACACAGAAAGATGGAGTAAATCACGTGGCGGTTGAATATCGTGGTGAGAAGTTCTCCGGGTACAACAAACCGAAGAGAACTCCCAATGGTCCGAAAAAGTTTGCAGTATTAGCGAAGGTAGGCGACAAGGTTCGCCTTATTCGTTTCGGGGACCCCAATATGACGATCAAGAAGTCTGACCCAGAACGTCGTAAGTCATTCCGTGCAAGACACAAGTGTGATACCGCAAAAGATAAACTGACCGCAAGATACTGGTCGTGTAAAAACTGGTGATCCAATGGACTACAATACCCAAGACTTAATTACACAACTCATTGACCACGAAGGCTTAAAGCTCTTCCCCTACCACTGTACTGCCGACAAGTTAACCATCGGCGTTGGACGTAACCTCGAGGATCGCGGTATCTCAAACGATGAAGCGGCATATCTTCTCAAGAACGATATCGAAATCGTTGAGCGTGAGCTATTGGAGGCACAACCTCTGGTATCTATGCTCGACTCAGTTCGACAACGTGTATTGGTTGATATGGGTTTCAACCTCGGTACTCCGACACTTATGAAGTTCTCAAACATGTGGGACGCTATCGAAGATGAGGATTGGGAAGAGGCGGCTGATCAAATGCTTGATAGTCGGTGGGCAAAGCAGGTAGGTCGTCGTGCCCATCGTCTTGCTGATGCAATGCGTACAGGCGAGTGGGTCTAAGTGTCTGTAAGTAATAACGTAACAACGAAAAGCCGTTTCAAGACGGTTAACGTACGTTGTGATACTGACGAGGCGGTGGAGACACTCTACACGTGTCCTGCCAACTGCCGTTCCCATATGTCGATGCTACATCTCGTGAACGCTGGGGGTACCGTGACTGTTGACGTAGAGTTTAATCGATCTGCCGCAAGTCAGGCGGCTCTCGGTGTTGACGCGAGTGTGCACATTCTTGGTGGCAAGAACATGAGTACCGGCGACTACATCCAGTTTCTCGGTGCCGTTATGGTAATGGAGCCGGGGGATACTGTCACAGTCACTGCTGATGGTACTACCCCCACTGTCGACGTAATCGCTACCCTCGAAGAATTTTTTGTAACCCCCGGATAAATATAACAGAGGTAAATAATGGCAATCACCACTGCAATGTGCACGAGTTTCAAGCAAGAAATTCTTGGCGGTGTACACGACCTAGACACAGATTCAATCAAGCTTGCCCTCATCAAGCAGTCCCCTTCTGGGACCTACGGTGCGGCAACAACCAACTACTCAGACGTGACAGGAAACTCAGATGAGGCTTCTGGTACAGGGTACAGTTCGGGCGGTAATGTACTTGCCAGTGCGAGCATTACTGCGGATGGTACTACAGCAATTGTAGACTTCGCAGATACGACCTTCTCGAACGCAACTGTTGCGGCAGACGGGTGTATCATCTACAACGCGGATCAGGGGAACAAGGCCATCGCCGTAATTGATTTCGGTGGCACGATCCTATCCTCTGCGGGTGACTTCACCATCACATTCCCAGCGGCGGCTTCGTCTACTGCAATCATCCGGATTGCTTAACTAGATGGCTTTCTACGACGGGGCTGATGCGTTCTACGGGACAGGGACCTACAGTTCTGCCCGATACGGTGTAGTAATACCAAGCCTCACTGTCACGGGCGTTGCAGGTACATCTGCTGTCGGACGATACTTCCGGGGTGTACAGGGCACAGGTTCCGTAGACTTTGTTGACTCGGCCTTGACGGAGCCTACCGAAGTCACCCCAGCAATGACTGGGGCTGTCGGTTCCGTAACCTTCATTGCTTCCGTACGTATCACTCTAGCTAGCGCACTCGGTACAGGTCAGATTGCTCGCCCCACAGTGACAGGCGATGAGTTCAATTTCGAGGCTACAAAAACCCTCTATGATCGTAAGCGACTCATCTATGTGCCAGCACGACCTTCCTCTGCACAGCGAACTATTAAGGTAATATAAGATGGCATATCAGTGGCCCTTCAAAGACCCCGATGAAACTCTCGACTACAGCATCGACTGGTCACGGTATCTCGACACTGCGACACTGTCTACCGTAGTTTGGTCCGTCAAGACGCCAGTGTACACCACGGACACAACCTTGGCGGCGGGGGAAGATTTGACGACAGCAACTTCTGGGGCGACTACAGACAGCATCCAGAACGTATCCCAAACAAACACGGATACCGTAGCGACAATTAATATCGCTGGGGGCGAAGCTAACCGCGAATACACTTTCACTTGCACGGTAACGGACAGCACTGCTACTGTTAGTCAGCGAGTTGTTAAATTAAAGATTAAGGAGCGATAGTCGAGATGGCGTACAACTACTTAGGTCTCACGAATGATGTCGCTCTACGCTTGAATGAGACGCAACTGACGTCTAGCAACTTTGCCACCTCAACAGGTTTTTACGCTTCTATCAAAGAAGCCGTCAACTCATCGATACGTCACGTCAATCAAGCCCATTTCTTCTGGCCCTACAACCACGCAGACCAGACAGATACCCTCACCGGGGGTGTCTCTCGGTACGCCCTACCGGAAGATGCCAAGTACATCGACTTCGGTTCTTTCCGAGTTCGTCGAAATACGAGCCTCAATATCGGGGAAGGACGTCGCTTAAACCAACTAACCTATTCCGAGTACCTCAGTACGTATGTCGATCAGGAGTATGAGACGGATGCAACTAGGGGGGCGGTCCCCCGCAATGTTGTTCGCACACCAGATCAGGAGTATATTATTGTACCGATGCCGAATGCGGCGTATGAGATTGACTACGAGTACTATGTAACCCCGGTTGATCTTGAACTTTATGATGATGTACCGACGATACCAGAGCAGTTTAGACACGTGATTGTGGATGGGGCGATGTACTATGCGTATATGTTCCGGGATAACCTCGAAATGGCAAACTTGTCCCAATCAAAATTCGAGAACGGGATAAAGAACATGAGGACACTCCTCGTCAACGAAAACGTCTACTTCCGGAGCTTTTAACCGATGCCAGATCGTTGGCTTACCTTCCCTGTCGAGTTCTCTGGTGGCTTAATAACTAATCTGTCACCCCTGCAACAGGGACTCAACTATCCGGGCTCCGCAACGGTAATGCGGAACTTTGAACCGTCAGTAGATGGTGGATATCGTCGTATTGAAGGATACTCAAAGTGGGACGACACAGTCCTGCCCGGTAGTGGATTCGTACGGGGTGTTGTGGAGTTTGAGCAGGCGGTGTATGCGGCACGGGGTTCACACCTGTACCAGTCAGGCGGAAGTGGTTGGACACAACTCACGGACAACGCAACCTATAGCTCCTCCGGGGTTAGTCTAGCCGGTAGCGGCTTCGTACGGTTTGCGAAGCACAAGTTTGCCGGCACAGACGTTCTCATTATTACCGATGGTCAGGGGAAACCTTTCAAGTGGGATGGTTCGACATTTGCTCAGATTACGACGGCAACGACGGAAGTCAACGGGGCTGACTTCGTAACCAACCACAAGAACCACCTCTTCTTCTCCGAAGACAATATTGTAACTTTTACAGCACCTTTTAGTGATACGGACTTTACACCCGCGTCAGGTGCGGGTACAATAGTATTTGATAATGCAGTCACGGATATGATCTCGTTCCGCGAACAGTTGGTCATATTCACCGAGCAGTCAATACATTTATTGGTGGGTTCCACGGTTGCTGACTTCACCCTCGAGCCCATCACGCGGGACATCGGTGCAGTAAAGCCTGACACCGCTCAAGAGATCGGCGGCGACATCATGTTCTTGGGACCTGACGGGTTACGCCTTCTCAGTGCCACCGAAAGAAACAACGATTTCGGATTGGGTGTTGTGTCTAAAAACATCCAACCCACGATGACACAGTTTATTGGGCAGTCGTCACACTTCGCTAGTGTCGTCATCCGCTCCAAATCACAGTACCGTCTCTTCGGCTTTAACTCGAGCTACACAGACAACGCGGCTCGCGGTATACTCGGAACACAGTTTGCCGAGCAGGGCGGGGAAGGAATGCAGTGGGCTGAAACACGGGGAATCAATGCCTACGTTTCGTCGAGCTCCTTGAACGATACTGAAGAGTATCTCCTGTTTGCCAACGACGATGGTTATGTGTATCGTATGGAAGACGGGAACAGCTTTGACGGGACCAACATTGTAGCGTCATTCAAAACGCCAGAGCTCCCCATACAAGATCCCTCCACACGAAAGAGTATGTACAAGATGCAACTCTTCGTAGATCCTCAAGGGGGATTCAGTGCAGAAATGTCAACGGAGTACGACTACAACCAAGCAAATGTCGTACAGCCCGAAGTCATCACGATTTCAAACACGGCATCTCCAGCGGCATTTTACGGTGTAGCAACCTACGGAACATCAGGATTCGGCGGAAACTTGCAATACATTTTTGACATACAACTCACAGGTTCAGGAAACGTAGTGGCGTTCAACTTCGAGAGTGACTCGAGCGATCCGCCATTCTCTCTCGACTCAATGATCATCCAGTACGGTCAATACGGCCGGAGGTAAAATAATAATGGGACAAGGATATACTCGTAACGATACGGCCAACAACATTGCTGATGGAAACATCATCAACGCATCGGATCTCGACGGAGAGTTTGATGCCATTCAGGCCGCGTTTAACGCATCAAACGGACACTCACACGACGGCTCATCTGGGGAAGGCCCCGAGATCACCACAGCCGGTTTAGCAGATGATGCTGTTACTGCCGCAAAACTAGATGATACAGCCAGTTTCACGATGGCAGGACTCACCGTATCTGGGGCGGTGTCTCTCAACGGTAGTACAACCATCGGTAACGCCGATACGGATACTGTCACAGTCACCGCAGATGTTGCCTCGAGTTTGATCCCGTCTGCTGATGCGACCCACGATCTCGGTGCGACAGGTTCGGAGTGGAACGACCTCTACATCACAGGTACTGCTAACATCGATGCCCTCGTTGCTGATACAGCGGACATCAACGCCGGATCTATCGATGGGGTAACCATCGGTACAAACTCCGCAGTTACGGATCTCCGCGTCGACAACCTCCAAATTGACGGTAACACCATCTCGTCCACAGACACTGCTGGGGATATCACCCTCACACCTGATGGTACTGGTAATGTTAACCTCGATGCGGACACGGTCCGTGTAGGGGATTCAGGGGTTGACGCGACGGTTACGACAAATGGTGCCGGGGACATCATTATCAATACCAACGCAGGCTCTTCTTCAGGTTCGATTCGTATCTACGACGGAGCAGATGGGGATATCAACCTCACCCCCAACGGCACAGGTTCCGTGGTTATCTCGAAGGCAGATATCAACGGTGGGGCTATCGATGCAACCAATATCGGTGCCGCGACTGCTGGTACGGGTAATTTCTCGACGCTGTCCATCGATGGTACTGCGATTACCTCCACAGCCACCGAACTCAACATCCTTGACGGTGCTACTCTAGACGTAAACGAACTCAACATCCTTGACGGGGTAACTTCCACAACTGCGGAGTTAAACCTCGTTGATGGCTCAACTGCCGGTACCATCGTCAACAGCAAAGCGGTGGTTTACGGTGCGTCTGGTGAAGTCAATGCAACCACCCTTCAGGTTGGCGGTACAGCTATCACGGCAACTCCCGCAGAGATCAACCTCCTTGATGGGGTTACGGCTACAACAGCAGAACTGAACTACGTCGATGGCGTTACTTCAGCGATCCAGACTCAGTTAGACGCAAAGGAAACGGCTGACGCTGATATCGTCAAGAAGGACGAGAACAACACATTCACAGCCGCACAACGTGGATCAACCGACACAGATACAACCAACACTGGTGACATTACACTTGACTTTGATGCCAACCAGAACTTTGTCCTCACACTCACTGGCAATATCACGCTAAAAAATCCTTCTACTGAATCAGTCGGGCAGTCTGGATTCATCGTGTTTATTCAAGATGCTACTGGCAATCGCACAGTCTCGCTTGAGTCGGAGTACAAAACTGCGGGAGGCGTGGACTCAATCACCTTATCCACAGCGGCAAGTACAACTGATCTTGTTCCATATATCGTATCAGCGTCCGGTAGTATCTTACTTGGCGCACCACAACTGGCGTTTTCATAATGTTTGATAATAGTCAATTTTTCTCAGGCGGTGCGGCGGGCTTCTACGACTTCCCGCTAGAGCAGAGTCTACGGTTCAATGATGATGACAGTGCGTACCTAGAGTGGACTCCTGATAGCAATCCAACAACTGCGGGAGTATTTACGTTTAGTTTTTGGTTTAAGTTATCCAATCCGTCTAGTCCTGCGACAATTTTATACCCGTATACGGACAGCAATAATTTTGGGCAAGTAGCACTTTCCTCAAACCAGTTAAGTGTTTACTCCGCTATTGGCGGAAGTGCAAAAGTCAATGTAAAAACAACTGCGGTACTGCGTGACTATTCGGCTTGGTATCATGCAGTAATAAAATTCAATTCAACTTCAGGCAATGAAGAAATAAAGATATACCTAAACGGAGTAAATCAATCATTAACTACTACCACGGCAATGACAGCGCATACTCCAAAATATGCCGCCAACGGTGTGGATCATTATTTCGGAAGTAACTTTAATCAATCAGGACTATTCGACGGCTACCTAGCCGAAGTCAACTTCATCGACGGCACAGCCCTAGACGCTGACTCATTCGGTGAACTCAAGAACGGTGTGTGGATTCCTAAAGACTCATCAGGACTGGCCTACGGTACGAATGGCTTTCGATTGAGTTTTGCAGACGATGCAGAGGTGGAGGCGTTTAATACTGTCTTGTATGAAGGCAACGGAGCTACAACAACAAGTACGCAAAGTGTTACTGGCGTTGGCTTTTCACCAGATTTAGTCTGGATTAAAAACAGAGATAACACTACGAGCAATTCTTTGTACGATACGATTCGTGGTGCAGACGTTACTTTAAGAACCAACACAACTGATAAAGATTTTGATTACGGGAATACCTTATTGTCTTTTGACTCTGATGGTTTTACTGTTGGTAATTATTCACACGTTAATGGCAATGGATTAAGCCACGTTGCTTGGTGTTGGAAAGCAGGAGGCGCACCTACCGTTGACAACTCAGCAGGGGCGGGGAGTGTCCCAACAGCAGGTAGCGTCAAGATTGATGGCGTTAACTCTACGTCTGCACTAGCGGGGACTATTTCTGCTACAAGACTTTCTGCTAGCACTACTTATGGTTTCTCTATCGTGAAGTGGTCAGGAAACCAAACTTCAGGCGCAACCGTTGGTCATGAGCTTGGGGCTTCTCCGTCTTTAATTATTACCAAATGTACTAGCCATGCGACAAGTTGGGTAGTTGGCATAGGCGGTCTTTCTGGCTTTGGAGTTAATGATTATCTAACGCTTCAGACAACAGGTGCTAAAAATTCATCATCTACGTTTTATCAAGCATATGGTACAGATACGTTTACCGTTGGAGTTTCTTCCGCTGATGAAATGAATAAGACAAGCAGAGATTATATTTCTTATGTCTGGGCTGAGAAGTCGGGGTATTCTAAGTTTGATAGCTATTCTGGAGCAACAGGCGAAATAACTGTTTACACAACAGATGATGGTACATCTAGCGGAACCAATCCATTTAAGCCCGCTTTTGTTCTACTCAAGCGTACTGACAGCGATCCGGGCGATGCGTACTGGGTTATATTTGATAACACTCGTGATGTTGAAGGCGATAATGGTAGGCATCTTTTTGCTAATTTAACTGCCACCGAATCTGATAGCTCATCTCGTAAAATAACTTTTAATGATAATGGATTTACCATTCCTGCTTCTGCGTCAGCAGATGCTTCAGTTAACGCAGGATCAGGCACATACATCTACGCCGCCTTTGCAGACACACGGGAAGCGGCCTTCTGGCTAGATCAGACAAGTAATGACAACGATTGGCAACCTGTCAACCTAGACCATAACGATACGTTGGCTGATAGTCCGACGAATAACTTCTGCACCATGAATCCAATTGCTAAGTTTGGCACACCTAGTGCGTTTACGCTCGCTGACGGAAACCTAGACTTAACTTTTACATCTACTTCTGGCAACGATAGCGCAGTCGGAACAATGGGTCTTACATCTGGCAAGTGGTATCACGAAGTCACTCTTGTTTCTCATGCAGACGATTCAAATGCAG